TAATTTTAAATAAATGGCAGGTCTTCTAAAATACTGCTTAAGGGGATTTTCGCTCATACTATGATCCTTGTGTAAAATGTGAGTATATATTTGATAACTAAATACTTAATATATTTAGTGAGTAAAAAATGGCTGTAGAAAATAATGATTTGGAAGCTATTGTAGAAGCCTTAAAAAGGGTAGCAGAAAGTACTGGCAAATTTAGCAGTGAAATGGATATTGCTAGACGAAAACAAGAAGAGTATGAGGATGCAGTAAACAAATCAAAAGAGGCTTTAATAGGTCTTAGGAGCGGTGCATTCAGTGCTGGTAAGAGTTTTGTACAAGCAATGGGATCTTCAACTGACGGGCTTTCTAAATATAACGGCGCATTAAGCAGTTTAGAAACCGGAATGGTTGGGTTAGCTAAAACTATTCCAGGATTTGGCGCAGCCTTAGGAGGTGCTATATCCGCAGCAATGTATTTTGCTCAAGCAATAGGAAAACAAACCGACAAAATAGTAGGTAATTATAACGAGCTTGCTAAAGTAGGGGTAGGTGGTTCACAGACATATGAACAATTGGTTAAATTGGCTACAAAGTCTGGCTACGCTGCTGACAATATGGATAAGTTTGTGGGGGCCTTCAAAACATTAGGCCCTAATATGGCTGCATTGGGTGGAAGTACAAAAGGCGCACTTGAACAGTTTGGCAAATTGACATCACAGACGGGAGAACAAGGTGAATATGTTAAAAAGCAGATAGATCATTATAGAAAGCTTGGATTTAGCCAAGACGAGTATGTACAATCACAGGCTGATGTAATTAACTCAATGGTCAACTCTGGTCAATCACTAGCGAATGCTCAAAAACGTCAAGGTGGCTTAGCAGCAGCAACCGGCGAGTATTTGGATAATCTTACCAAACTTTCGGCGTTGACAGGTAAGAGTGTAGAAGACCTCAAGAAACAAAGAGATCAAGTAGTAGCTACTACGCAAATGCAAGCGTACCTTACTCAGCAAGATGCAAAAGAAGCTGCTTTACGTGCAAAAGGTGATGCAGCTAGTATTCAGCAAGCAGATGACATGCATAAGGCTACCGAAGAAACCAAGAACATGTTGCAACAGGCTCAAGAGGCAATGAGTCCTGAACAGTTTGCATCATTCCAAAAAATGGTAGCTAGTGGAACAGTAATGGACAAAGGTGGCGGCGCCTTAATGACTCTTGATCCTAAGATATTAGAAACAATTCAAAATGTAAAATCAGGTAAGGCAACAGGTACTGATCTTGTAAAAGAATTAGCGGATGCGTCAAAAAAGCAAATGACTGGCCCGCAAGGCGAGGCGCTTACAAAAGATGCTACTGGTAAAACCGCTCAGGCTCTAGGCCAATCTGTAGAGATGATGAAAAATGCTACTCGATATGGAGACAAATCCAAAGAAGAAATTATAAAAATGCAGAAGGATGCAGCAGCAGCAGCCAAAGAGCAAAAAGATTCTACGTTGGATACCAGAAATAAAATGCTTAACGCGGAAAGAGCTGTGGCAGTAAGCTTCACCGCCTTATTTGGGACGATGAATCCTTATATGTTACAAGTAATAGCAGTTACTAGTTCTTTAGGTGCTTTAGCCCTAGCAGCTGGGAAAGCAGTGGGGTCTTTAGGTGGCATTGCCGGCGTTAAAGACATTGCAGGCGGCGCATTAGACAAACTTAAGGGATTAGGTGGAGTTGCTGGCGGAGGTGCAGCTGGCGGAGGCGGGGTAACAGTAGGTGGTTTGGGTGGTGAAGCATTAGCAAAATACAAAGAATTGCGTGCCGGCGGCATGAGTCCTGCCGCAGCTAAAGCTAATGCAGACAAGCTTGGTGGATTTGCTGGGCATATAGGAAAAGAAAGTAAAGTCCTAGAAGGTTTAGGTAAACCATTAGGAGGCGCATCGGATGGGATAGGTAAACTAGCTAAAACGTCTGAATCTGCCGGTCCTGGCGCCGGCGCAGGAATAGAAGGACTTTTAAAAGGATTAGCAGAGGGATTAAAAGCTTTTGGTAAGGCAGGTCCCACAGTACTTCAAGGTGCTCTTTATTTGGGAGGAGCCATAGTTATTATAGGTGCTGCAATTGCAGGGGCTGCATGGTTAATGGGCGCCGGACTCAAAAAGCTTTCAGAAGGTTTGGTTGGGTTTGGAGAAGTTGATGGCATAAATTTACTAAAAGTTGGTCTTGGACTAACAGCATTAGCCGTAGGCATGACTGCTATAGCAGCAGGCGGCATAGTTTCTGGAATAACAAATCTAGTAGGAAAACTATTGCCTGGAGGTGGAGACCCGCTATCGACATTAGCTGATCGCCTAATAGCGTTTCAAAAGAAAGGAATAGACGGTACTAAATTAAAAGCACAAGGAGATGCGTTAATATCGGTTGCAGCAGGCATGAATGCATTAAAAAAAGTTGGCAGCGAAGGCGGAACCGAAGAAGCTATGAAAATGTTGACTCTATTGAGTAAAGTCCCACCCGGTGCAGTTGGTGCAATGAACGCCTTATCTGCACATAAGGGTAGCTCTGCTGGTGATGCGGCGGGTCGTTATGACCCGGGTAAAACTAGTGGAAAATCCATGATAGACTTTTCAGATTCACTAACACTAGCTGTTGGAAATTTAAATTCATTATCGCATACAATCTCAATATTGAACAATCTCTACAAAAAGCAACTAGAAGGGCCGTCTGCTGCATCAATGCCCGGCGGCGGCTTAGCTGGAATGCCTGCCGGTGGAGGTGGAGGTGGTGGGGGTGGTGGAGGTGGGGGTGGTGCCGCGCCCTCACCAGGTCAACCAACTCGTAGTCCAATGAGTGGACAAACTTCACCAGCAGGATCAGGCGGAGGCGGTCGTGCAGCCACCGCGTCAGGTCAATCAACTCGCGTCTCAATGACTAGCATTACGTCTAAATCAGGTAAGTCAGTGCAAGTAGGTGCTGCTTATGCTAAAAACTTTCAAGGCTTTCTAAATGATTTAGAATCTACTGGTTATAAAATTAAAGATTTGGGTGGATACGTAGATAGACCAAATGTAAACTCGCCAGGTGTAAAAAGTTACCATGCTATGGGAGCAGCAATAGATATTAATCCTTCGGCAAATCCTAACAACTCCACAAAAACAGACTTGCCACAAAACACCGGTGCGCTAGCTGCTAGAAATGGATTGGGCTGGGGAATGAATTGGGGCAGAGTAAAAGATCCAATGCACTTTTCGGCAGCAAGACACGAACAAGGGACATTCGATATACCACTACAAAGAATGGCATTTGGTGGAATCACTAATGGCATGAGTATTGCAGGTGAGGCAGGCAGAGAAGCTGTTGTCCCGCTACCAGGTGGCAGATCAATCCCTGTAGAATTGAAACAAGCAATTGGTGCGGTTAAAGAAGCGGCAGGAAAGACTATGGGAAATATGTCTAGTGGCGTAGACATGAGCAAGATGATGCAAGACATGACTAGTACAAATAAAGAACTTATCAGTACAATGGGCAATAAATTAGATCAAGTTATTACCCATTTAGAAAAGAGTAACACTCTACAAGACAAACTAGTAAAGTATTCAATGTAACATTTCATACAGCAAAATTTCACCAAATTTGAGATTGCTGTAAAAGCGTTGGGAACTAAAATTGACAGATAAATAATAACATGTCTTATAAACGCAAATTTTTAAATAAGTCAGGTGTAGCAAGTCCCATTTCTGGTATCAATAGTAACACCGGTGCTTGGAATAGTTCACCTGGACAAAATGGATCTGCCACTGGCGGCTGGAGTAATACAGAGTTTGGTTACAAGAATTATATGTCTAGACTACCTGAAGTCTACACAGGTCATCCAAACAGAATTGAACGTTATAATCAATATGAGATGATGGATGTTGACGCCGAAATTAATGCTTGCTTAGATATCCTATCAGAATTCAGCACACAAAGAAATCAACATAATAAGACGCCATTCAATCTTGAATTTAAAGATGATCCAACTAATCATGAAGTTGACATACTAAAGACCCAGTTACAGCAATGGTGTAAGTTAAATGAATTTAACGTGCGTATCTTTAAGATTTTTCGCAATGTTGTCAAATATGGAGATCAAGTATTTGTCCGCGACCCAGAAAATTTTAAGTTATACTGGGTCGATATGGTTAAAGTTATTAAAGTAATTGTAAACGAAAGCGAAGGTAAAAAGCCTGAACAATATGTTATCAAAGACTTAAACATCAACTTACAAGACTTAACAGTAGCACAAAAAACAAACACAGACTTTGCTGCTAACCCAGCAACAGGTTTAGGTGGTTCAGGTGGAGGTACAAATACTCCATACACTGTACCAGCTATGCCATATAACACGTCTGGATCACGCTTTACTTTAGGACAAAGCGAATCATCAATTGATGCTAAACACGTTGTACATATTAGCTTGACAGAAGGTCTTGATCGTTTTTGGCCGTTTGGTCAAAGTATTTTAGAAAACATTTTCAAAGTCTATAAGCAGAAAGAATTACTAGAAGATGCTGTTCTTATCTATCGGGTACAAAGAGCACCAGAACGAAGAGTATTCAAAATTGACGTAGGTAACATGCCATCACACATGGCTATGGCTTTCGTAGAACGAATCAAGAATGAAATTCACCAAAGACGCATTCCATCACTTTATGGTGGCCCGTCGATTGTAGATGCTAGCTATAATCCATTATGTTTAGATTTGGAAACTAAGATTCCCTTATTAGACGGTAGAACTTTAGCATTAAAAGACATTATTGCTGAATTTGAATCTGGCAAAGAAAATTGGGCTTAT